GCTTATTATCCCAATCAGCAACAGAGTCTTTTGCCCATTGTGAAGACTCGCCGTGTGCGTTAGTAGACCATCTTTCGTAGTCTTTTTTAGCACCAAACATCATATTTTTGATACCTTCTTCTAAAGTTTTAGCAGTTTGATTAACATTTATCATAGTGTTTTTCTCTCTTTCTTTTTTAGGGTTATTTTGTTAATTCAGGAAGAACAATAATAGATTCTAATTTAAAATCTTTATTTTCTTTCATATAATTGTTTAACTCGGCATGAGTTATAGATTGATCTTTTTTAAATAAAGATAAAGCAGGTTCAATAACGGTATAAGAATCTGCAATTACAAAATCTTTATTGTAAAAAAATGTTAATTCATGTACATAGTCAGCATTAATAGTAGTCATAGTGTTATTATCCTTTGTTAAGTTAAACATACTTACAATATACCGCATTTTGTCAAGTTCCTCAAGCAAAAAATGGTCTAAATTGTCCGATTCTTCCGTAACCCCTCGGCATTCTGGCGCATAAAGAACAAAAAGCGAACAAAAACCCTTTATTTTAGTGATTTTTTCCGTAAATTTGCCGTTTTTTATAAATAAATTCGAATCATTCCCTATAATTTTTACAAAAAAAAATTGAATTGCGTTGATTATCAACAATCCAACGGAGACCAATCAATGGCCGAAGAAAAACAAAACATCCTAGAAAGACTTGAAGAAAAAATTGATAATTTAGAGAGTCGAATTGAAGAAATTGAGTCTGTTTTAGAGATAGAACACGAAGACGAAGACATGGATGATGAAGTTGAAGATGTGGAAGATGATGAGAAAGATGAAGACTAAATAATAACATAACAATGGCGCCATTCTTTGAGTGGCGCCTATAAAAGGTAAAAAATATGGCACAAAATATAGAAGGTACAGAGTTGTGTGACAGCTGTAATGCACCACAACATTGTAATGACAGAAATCCACAAGATGATTGCGATACTTGTAGATGTGTTGAGTGTAATTAATATTATAAAGGATATATAATGGCAAAAATGAGAAAATTTAAGTTCTGGAATGAAGCAGGTGAAGAAAAAGAAAAAGAAGCTTTAAGTTTGAAAAAGGCAATTATGTCTGTTCAAGGCGATTTTAAAGATAAAGTTATAGGTGTTGAGTTTATTAGTAAAAAAGGTAAACAAATTGAAACATCAATAAGAATCCCAATAGGTAGAAAAATCAGACAAGCAATAGTTATTGAAAAACGAAGAGCTGAACAAAAAGCAAAACTAGAAGCAAGAAGAGTAGTGAGAAATTACTAATGCCAGCAGTAAGTAGAGAAGGTGATAGTTTAAGTACAGGTCATATTTGTTCAAGTACAACGACTTTATCAACACCTTTACAATCAACCGTATTTTCAAATAGTATATTAGTGTCTGTTGTAGGCACATCTACGGTTCCTCACCCTTTCCCACCTAACCCTCCATGTGCAGATCATGTTGCAAATTTAAATGCAGGATCAAGTACGGTATTCATTAATGGTATAGCAGTGGGTAGAATAGGTGATAGTGCAGATGCAGGCGCAATGACTTCAGGTTCTTCTAATGTCTTTAGTGGATAGTGTATAAATATTAGCACTATGGCACTATCTAACTATGACGCACAAAGTAAAAATAACTCGACTAGATCGACTAGAACATACAGCGATCTAAATTTAAATTTTACTAGAAATCCTGCAACTAATGATGTTGCAAGATTAACAGATGTTGAGGCAGTAAAAAGATCAGTTCGTAATTTAATACTTACAAACAAGTTTGAGAAACCTTTTCATCCTGAGATCGGATCAAGTGTTAGAGATTTATTATTTGAACCTATCAATCCTCTATCTGCTGTTTTATTACAAGATAGAATTGAAGAAGTTTTAATAAACTTTGAACCGAGAGTAGATATAAATCAGATCATTGTACAAGATGATATAGATAGAAATCAATATAAGGTTACGATTACTTTCTATGTTTTAAATAGACCTGAACCAGTAACCATAACAGAATTTTTACAGAGATTAAGATAACATGGCAAGTAAATTAAATATATCACAATTAGATTTTGATCAAATCAAAGCAAACTTAAAAAGATTTCTATCACAACAAAATACTTTTAACGATTATGATTTTGAAGGATCAGGTATGTCTGTATTATTGGACTTACTTGCTTACAACACACACTACTTATCCTACAATGCAAACATTTTAGCAAATGAAATGTTTATTGATACTGCTGATTTAAGAAACAGCATTGTATCTTTAGCAAAGGCACTTGGTTATACACCTAACTCACCAAGATCACCAGTAGCAGATTTAAATATTGTTGTTAACAACGCAACAGGTTCTACTTTAACAATGCCTGTTGGTACAAAATTTTCAACAACGGTTGATGGTCAAACTTATAACTTTGTAACCATTACATCAAATACAATTTCACCTATTAATAACATTTACACTTTTTCAAATGTTAAAATTTATGAAGGTACATATGTGACCTTTCAATATACTGCTAACACAGCAGACTTAGACCAGAAGTTTTTAATACAATCAGCAAATGCTGACACAACAACTTTATCTGTATCAGTGCAAAATAGTGCCAGTGATACAACAACTAATACTTATACTAAAGCAACTTCAATAACAGAATTAGATTCAACTTCTAAAGTTTATTTTTTACAAGAAGATGAAGATGGTAAATTTGAAGTTTACTTTGGTGATGGTGTTATAGGTAAAAAATTAGAAGATGGTAATATAGTAATCTTAAAATATGTTGTGACAAACAAAACTGCTGCCAATGGCGCAACAACATTTACATTAAATGGTAACATTGGTGGTTTTAGTGATACAACAATTACAACTAATTCAAATGCTGCTAATGGTTCAGAGGCTGAGACAAATGCAAGTGTTAAATTTAATGCACCGAAATCTTACTCTGCACAGGATAGAGCAGTAACCGTAGAAGATTATAAAGTTAAAGTACAAGAGATTTATGCTAATGCAAAATCTGTTTCTGCTTGGGGTGGTGAAGATAATGAAACACCTTTTTATGGTCGTGTTTACATTTCAATAAAAGCAAAATCAGGTTCTAATTTAACAGAGACAACTAAAACAGATATAGTAAATCAATTAAAAAAGTTTTCTATTGCTTCGGTTACTCCTGTTATACTTGATCCAGAAACAACTGATATTCTTTTAACTTCAAATATAAAATATAACGAACAGGCAACAACTAAAGGAACAGAAACTATTAAAACAGATATTACAAATGCTTTAACTAATTACAATGATAACACATTAAATCAATTTGATGGTGTGTTTAGATATTCAAAAGTTATAGAATTAATTGATGACGCTGACTCAAGTATATTATCAAATATTACAACCGTGAAAATTAGAAAATCATTTACTCCAACTTTAAGCACTGCAACAAACTATACGGTGTCATTTAATAACGCATTATATAATCCTCACTCAGGCCATAATTCAAGTGCTGGTGGTATATTATCTTCAACAGGTTTTAAAGTTTCAGGAGATGCTACTAATGTTTATTTCTTTGATGATGATGGACAAGGAAACATAAGAAGATACTATCTTGCAAACCAAGTTAGAACATATGTTGACAATACTGCTGGTACAATTAATTATTCAGCAGGAACATTATCAATAAATTCAGTTAATATTACTAGTGTTGAAAATATTAGAGGATCGGCTTCAAGTGTTATTGAATGTACGGTTACTCCTAGTTCAAATGATGTAGTGCCTGTAAGAAATCAAATAGTTAACATAGATGTAACCAATAGTACATTTACGGTAGCCGCTGATACACTTGTAGGTGGTTCTGCTAATGCTGGTGTTGGTTATACAACAACATCAAGTTATTAGTAAATGGCAGACTTTAAAGATAAAATATCCCATATCATAAAACATCAAGTACCAGAGTTTGTACTTGAAGATCATCCATTCTTTTTAGATTTTGTAAAAGAGTATTACAAATTTTTAGAATGTGCTGAGATGAAACTTAAAGATATTGGTGCGCCTAATACTTTATTACTAGAAACTGAAACATCTAATATAAACAGACTTTTAATTAACGCTACTAATAGACAAAAAAGAGATGATGGTGATAACTTAATTTTAGAAGACTCAACTATTGGTGACTTTCAAAATGGTGAGACTATAACAGGTTCAACAACAGGTGCAACTACAACTATTCTGATTGAGGATATAGATGATGGTCAAAGATTATTTGTTGCACATGATAATAAATTCCAAGAGGGTGAAGAAATTACAGGTTCAATATCTGGCGCAACTGCAACAATCACAACTTACAGAGCAAACCCAGTACAAAATATTCAACAACTTTTAAACTATCCTGATCCTGATAAAGTAATTCAAGGATTCTTAAACAAGTTTAGAAATGCTTTTCTACAATCTATACCTGAAAATTTAACAACTGGTTTAGATAAAAGAAAACTAATTAAAAATGTTAAATCACTTTATAGAGCAAAAGGTACTAAAAGAGCATCAGAAATATTTTTTAAATTATTATTTAATGAAAATGCAGAATTAACTTTCCCTAAAGAAAATATGTTAAGGGTATCTGATGGTACTTGGGATATTAAAAAAGTTTTAAGATGTAAAGAAGTAGGTGACTCAGAATAATTAAATCTTATAGGTCAAACTATAACTCAAGCAGATGTACCTTCAAGTCTCATAATAAACAAAGCAACTGCCATTGTAGAAAACGTATTTAAGTTTTCAATAGGTGGTGAAACTATTACAGAAATTATTTTAAATGAAGATAGTATTGATGGTACTTTTATTGCAGGTCAAAATATAACAGGTGTTGACAATACGGATTCAGATGTAGTAATTACTTGTACATTAATGGCAAGTATCGCTACAAAAACTTTAACTAATGATGGATCATATTATAATCCAAATGACACAACCGTAATTACTGGTGGTGGTAATGGTGCTGTTATTAATGTTGAAGATGTAGGTTCAGGTGCCTTAGAAGAAATTTATGTTGATGCAGGTGGTACAGGATATGAAATAGGTGATACAATTAATTTTAACACTGGTACTGCTACGGCTCAAGTATCTGTTGTAAATGGTGGTATTGCACCTGAAGATAACACAACAGGTATGAGTGCAACAGATCATATTGTACTTGAAGATGAAACAACTAAGGGTGACTCATATACAGGTAATAAAATAGTACAAGAGGCAAACACAGGTTCAAATGATATTACAGATGTTAGAGTTATACTTGGCGGTAGTTATAATACCTTACCAACTTTAACAATAACATCTACTTCAGGTAATAATGCTACCGTATTTGCAAAAGGTAGTGAAGTAGGAAGAATTA